ATAAAAAGCGGTATATGTTGACAGTTATTGACCGAAATCCCGATAGCGATATCCCTGATCGGGTTGCTGAGCTTCCGAGCGTAGCATTCGAAAGACATTATACGGCAGATGGTCTAAATCACGACATATTCTTACTATTCTTTTAAAATAAGGAGATTTAAACAATGGCTGTATTAGTTTGGGACGATGCCGGAAATCGCTTTTACGAGACCGGTGTCAATCAAGGGGTCGTATACCCCATCGATGGTACAGGTGCATATCCTATGGGATACGCTTGGAATGGTTTGATCTCAGTATCAGAAAATCCAAGCGGCGCCGAGCCTAGCCCGCTGTATGCCGATAACATTAAATACCTCACGCTTATTTCTGCCGAAGAGTTTGCGCTGACTGTTGAAGCATACACATACCCCGATGAGTTTGCGCTGCTAGATGGCAGTGCGGAACCGCAACCCGGTGTTATTCTGGGTCAGCAATCTCGGGGCGTATTCGGGTTCGTTTACAAGACCTTGGTCGGCAATGATGTCGACGGGCAAGATCACGGTTATAAACTGCACTTGGTTTATGGCTGCCAGGCTTCTCCTTCCGAGAAAGCCTATCAGACAGTTAACGATTCGCCAGAAGCGATTACGTTCAGCTGGGAATTTGCAACCACACCTCCCGCGGTGACAGGTTACAATGCCACAGCAAGTATCGTTATCGATTCACGCACGGCTGATCCTACCGACCTGGCTGCTTTCGAGCTCGTGCTCTTCGGTGATGTGGCAACCGATCCTAATTTGCCACTACCTGACGCGGTTATCGCGGCCTTCACGCCGTAATAACACTCCCTGGTGTGTAGAGTCCTGGTAAACATCCGGGACTCTACCTTTCCTATAATTTTTATCAAGGAGATAATAAATGGCTGATATCCTTCATGACGATATTTTCGATACGGGTTTATCCCAGTTGACAACTGTCGTTGAAAATCTTTACATATGTGACACCCAGCCAACCAACTTTACTGAAGCATCTTCAACCTATAAATTAGGCACAAAAGCTTCGCCGACTATTACTGGCCCTACTGATGGTGGCGCCGGTGGTGGACGACAAGTTACTGTGAGTGCGATCAGTGATGGTGTGGTTGATAGTGCAGGAACTGCTGCCTGGTTTGCTTTGACTGACGACAGTCTTTCTAAGCTCCTGGTTAGTGGTAACTTGGCTTCTTCATTAGCCATTGCTACTGGTAGTCCTTTCACTTTAACGGCCTTTAACATCCAAATCCCAGATCCTACTACTTAAGGAGTGATCTATGGCCACTCTCCAGAAGTCGTTTCCATTTGCTTCTACTAGTGAAGGTTGGACTGGTTACCCCGAGAATACTGATATTACTTTGTCATATGATAGTGGGGTGGGTAATCCTGCTGGTTCTTTAAAAAGTAGAGTATCTGGCAGAAATAAATCTGGAACATCATACTGGGAGTGGAGTGGAACATGGGAAGACTTAGGAATCGCGTCAGGAGCGACAGTAACACAGGCTCGCCTTTATGGGATTTCTACCAGATGTACAGAATGGTTATTTGGTGAAACTGCAAGTTGGGGTCCATTTAATCTCTATGCCGCCAGCGGTCCCACAGGAATAGGTACAATGTGGGCAGGACGAAGCGTCTCTTTAGCTGAAGGTTCATGGACGAATACTGGGCCCCAAAGCCAGGTTAGTATACCTTCTGAGTATCAAGCCAGTAATACGTCAATTCTTATACGATCGTATAACGATATGACGAATGATAACAATGCCTCTGCTGCTATATCTTTGCAAGAGGATAATATTGTTATTGAAATTACTTATACACCAGCGACTCAAAACTTGACTGCTGATGATGTAATAGCTGGAGTACCTGCAGTTGGTAATCCAACCATAGCGCAAACCTTTGTTCTTACCGCTGATAATGTAGTTTCTGGCATTCCTAATGTTGAAAACCCAACCATAGACCAGATCACTAGTTATGATTTAACGGCCGATGACGTTATATCTGGTGTTCCAGTAGTAGAAAACCCGACAATCGCTCAGACGTTTGCATTAACTGGTGATGACGTTATAAGTGGAATACCTGATGTCGATGAACCAACAATCGCGCAGACGTTTGCTTTGACTGGCGATGACGTTATAAGTGGAATACCTGATGTTGACGAGGGAACTCTTGGTCAACTCTTTGATTTAACTGGTGACGACGTTATATCTGGTATTCCTGTAGTAGAAAATCCAACTATAGAACAAAGTTATGCTCTTACAGGTGACGATGTTATATCTGGTATTCCTCTAGTAGAAGGTCCCAGTTTAGGTCAACTCTTTGATTTAACTGGTGACGACGTTATATCTGGGGTTCCAATAGTAGCGAATCCTACCATAACACAGAGCTACGATCTTACTGCTGAGGACGTAGTATCTGGTATTCCAGATGTAGATAATCCAACTATATCACAAACATTAGTGCTTACTGGCGATGATGTTATATCTGGTGTTCCAGTTGTTGGTAATCCGACAATAACACAAACCTACGATCTTACTGCTGAGGACGTCTTAACTGATGATCCAGTAGTAGAAAACCCAACTATATCGCAAACATTCGAGCTAACTAGCGATGACGTTATATCTGGTATCCCCGTTATCGGCGATCCTACGATATCGCAAGAAGTAACGCAAGATTTATTTGCTGATGACGTCATATCTGGCGTCCCTGTTGTTTCCGAACCTACTATCGCGCAGACTTTTGAATTAACGAGTGAAGATGTCGCCTCCGGAGTTCCGATAGTAGAAGATCCTAGCATCTCACAAACCTTTGATCTTACAGCGGACGACGTTATATTTGGAGATCCATTAGTTGAAAATCCAACCATTGGACAAACATTTGCTTTAACTGGGGAAGATGTTATATCTGAAGCTCCTATTGTAAATGATCCAACTATAAATCAAGATACCTCTCAGCATCTAACTGCAGACGATGTTATATCTGGAATACCTGTAATAGGTGATCCAGTCTTAAGTCAACTGTTCAATCTTGTTGCTGAGGACGTTATATCCGACATTATCTTAGTCGGTGCTCCTTTGTTGTTGCAAGAGGAATTAGAAGTTCCAATTGAGCGTATATACATAGTTGATGTTGAAAATCGGATCGTAATAGTAAAAGAAGAAATCCGTGTAGTTTAGAGAGGTGTTTATGAAAACATTTAAAAAGGATCCAGATGCCGTCTTAGATTATGACTGGGATTGGACTGAATGGTTAGGTAACGACACCATAGACTCTTTTAGTGTAACTGTCCCAACAGGGATGACTCTGGCAGATGCAACTCAAGCTGATGGCGTTGTTAAAGCCTGGCTTTCTGGCGGAGTTGCAAAGACGTCTTATGTTGTTACTTGTCAAATCACCACTCTAGGCGGACGGACCGATGAAAGATCGGCACTATTCAACGTGCAAGAACGATAAACTTTTGAAAGGAGAAACAAAATGCTAAAGAAAACCATTAAGTATACGGATTATAATGGGGTTGAGAGAGAAGAGGATTTCTATTTCAATCTATCGAAAGCTGAAGTAGCTGAGATGGAACTCTCCATTACCGGCGGTCTTACGCAAAAAATTAATAAGATCGTAGCAACAGAGGATGGTCCAGAGATTATTAAGTTGTTTCAAGAGATTATTCTCGGTTCTTATGGTGAGAAATCGGCAGATGGTCGCCGCTTTATTAAAAGTGAAGAATTGTCAACTGCCTTTTCTCAAACCGAAGCATACAGCAATCTGTTTATGGAATTAGCAATGGATTCTGATGCAGCGGCAGCGTTTGTAAACGCTATTCTTCCACAGCAAATGGAAGAACAAGCAAAGTAATAAGTTGAGGAGGCCAGAGTAATGCTTACTATCGAAATACCGGATAAAGAGGTATATGACGAGAAAGAGAATGTCTTCTTTATAGTTAAAGGTCGGACTATTGTCTTGGAGCATTCTCTGGTCTCCTTAGCTAAATGGGAGTCAAAATGGGGTAAACCTTTTCTAACTAGGGAAGGACACTCTAGGGCGGAAACAATTGACTATATACGTTTCATGACAATAACTCAGAATATTCCTCCGGAGGTTTTTCAAAATATTAATTCCGATCTTATAGGCAAGATAAATGCTTACATAGAAGATCCAATGACAGCTACAACTTTTAGTAGTAAAGAAAAACAGAAGGGAATTAATAGAGATATAATCACTGCGGAGATAATTTATTATTGGATGATCGCTCTCAATATACCTTTTGAGTGCCAAAAGTGGCACCTCAATCGTTTATTAACTTTAATTAATGTGTGTAACATTAAGAATCAACCAAGCAAGAAGATGACAAGACAAGAAGTACTTGCAAGGAATAGAGCTCTCAATGCTCAAAGACGAGCACAACTAAACACAAGAGGGTGATCTATGATAACATTCAAACATAAAGGTAGTTTCAAAAACACAGAAAGATTTCTAAGTAAAGCCCAAAAGTTGAAGCTTCAACCAATCTTATCTAAGTATGGCTCCGCGGGAGTTGCCGCTCTATCAAAGGCAACACCGGTTGAGTCTGGCTTAACTGCGGCTTCTTGGGATTTCAAAACAGAAATAAGTCCTTATGGATACAATATTGTTTGGTTTAACCGAAACGAAAATGCAGGAGTTAATATTGCTATAATCCTACAGTATGGTCATGGTACTGGGACAGGTGGTTATGTCCAGGGAAGAGACTATATTAATCCTGCTATGCAACCAATGTTTGATAGGATGTCAGAAGAAATCTGGAAGGAGGTATCCAATCTATGAGTGCTACTGTTGACAATCGTGTTGTTGAGATGGGTTTCAATAACGCTCAGTTTGAAAAAGGCGTGAAACAGAGCACTGACTCACTAGAGGGCCTTAAGAAAAGTTTGGATCTTACCGAGTCAGCACGAAACATATCTGCTCTATCGGCAGAGGGCAAGAAGTTCTCCCTAGCTACGATGGGGCAAGGCGTTGAACATATTTCCAGTAGGTTTTCTGCGCTTGGCGTTATAGGCTTTACGGTTATTCAAAACCTTACAAACGCTGCAATAAATTATGGTAGAAAGCTTGTTTCTTCTATAATGGATCCTATGAAAACTGGTTTTGCTGAGTATGAAACTCAGATCAACGCTATTCAAACTGTTCTCGCTAATACCGAGAAAGAAGGCACAACTCTTAAGGACGTCACAGCAGCGTTAGACGAATTGAATACGTATGCTGATAAGACTATCTATAATTTCACAGAAATGACCAGAAATATTGGTACATTTACCGCCGCGGGAGTTTCCCTGGATACATCAGTAGCAGCTATTAAAGGTATTGCCAACTTAGCTGCTGTATCAGGATCAAACTCACAGCAGGCAAGTACAGCAATGTATCAGTTATCTCAGGCTTTGTCCTCAGGGACAGTTAAGCTTATGGACTGGAATTCTGTAGTAAATGCTGGTATGGGTGGTCAAGTCTTTCAGGATGCTTTGAAAGAAACGGCTAGACTTCATGGTATAGCTATTGATGAAATGATCGAAAACGAGGGGAGTTTCCGAGACACATTGCAAGAGGGTTGGCTTTCAAGTGAGATATTACTGCAAACGTTAGAAAAGTTTACTGGTGATCTCACAGAGGGACAGCTTCTATCAATGGGGTATACTGAAGAGCAAACAGCTGCTATTTTAAAGTTAGGTCAAACGGCCAATGATGCTGCTACAAAAGTAAAGACGTTTAGTCAGTTAAAAGAAACATTGCAAGAAGCTATTCAATCTGGTTGGACGAAAAGTTGGGAAATCATTATCGGTGACTTTGAAGAAGCCAAAGCTTTCTTCACAGAAGTTAGCGATACTCTTGGGGCTTTAATTGGTGCGTCTGCTGATGCAAGAAATGCTTTACTTCAAGGATGGTCAGATCTTGGTGGTAGAGAAGCACTGATACAGACATTGCGAAATACTTTCCAAGGTCTATTAAGTATTATGGCGCCAATTAAAGATGCCTTTAGAGAGATATTTCCGCCTATTACAGCCGATCAGTTATACAGATTAACCACTCTTTTAGAATCTTTATCTGAGAAGTTGATTCTAAGTAGTGAAAACGCAGATAGAGTAAAACGCATATTTGCGGGTTTGTTCTCTGTATTTGCGATTATACGAGATGTAGTAGTTACTCTTGGCGAAGCTATATTTGGCTTTGCTGACGGGTTAAATATCTCCGGGGGTGGAATCCTTGAATTCCTCGCAAATATTGGGGATTATCTAGTTGCTTTACGTGAGGGAACAGATGTAAGTGGTTCTTTTGCAGAGGCAGCGGCAAGAATAAAAGAAGGTTTGCTTGAGGGTCAAGCAGCTATAGAGAATTTCGTAAAAGTTGTCCAAGAAAAATTTGAAGCCATAAAGAATTGGTTCTCAGAGTTATTTGAGAATGTAGATACTAGTGGCTTTAGTGAGTTTCTTGGCAAAGTAGAAATTCGTCTTGAACCTTTAACATTTCTTGCAAAAGGAGTTGCTGCAGTACTAGGTGCTATATTGCGAGTAGGCAAAAAGCTTATGCCTGTTCTATTTAAAGTAGCTAGCGCTGTTGGTGAATTTGCATTTAATCTTGGCGCGTCTATATTTGAGAAGA